TTGTTGTACTTGTTTTATGACATGTTAGGGATATTCCTTCATGTCTTTTTTTGTAATATTATAGTTCAAAAATCACATATTTACTATAAAAAGTCGCTCTATTTTCACAATAAAGCGACTTTTTATAATTTTAATAACTTTTAGATTTCAAAACAGCCTGAAGCTTCTCTTTTGTAATTGGACCATATACTCCATCCACTTGATAAGGAACATATACCATTTGGAAACGTCTTAAAGCATTTTCAGTATCAGCACCAAAGATGCCATCTACACCTTGATTTTTAGCATTTTCGTTCGGATAAAAGTTAACTACAGCTAACACTTTTTGTAATTGGCTTACAGAATCGCCTCGTGCGCCCTTTTTAAGCACTCCTGAAGGTAACGGGTATTGATAAGCCGATTGTGGTTTCTTAGGCGTTTCTGGCGTTGGTGTGTAAGAGTTCTTTGCTGTACCGAATTTTATCGTCTGTCCAACTTTCAATTCAGACGGTTTTACATCAGGGTTAGCAGCAATTAAATCATTCACTGTAATACCCTCTTTTCCATCTTTTAAAGCAATGGACCAGAAAGTATCTCCTTCCTGAATTGTATATAATCCTGGTACTGGATCAGGCTGCTTAACTACTGGAAGTATATCAGATAGTACATCTTTGAATGCCTTATTATAATCAAATACGCAACAAGCTTTCCAAGAATAGCCTGGCATTTCATTGTGGGCTTTATCATACTTACCAATACCGTCAGCAATTAAAGCTTTGTGTAAGTCAATAATAGAGCGAATAGTTGCTTCACTAAGCTTATCTGTTCGATAATCACCAATAACACAGATACCAAGACCAATTGTATTGCTGTTCCCTACATGATAACTTCGCTTAGCAATGTCTACGCAATAATAAATAGCTGCTTTCCCTTCAATCACATGCTTCGGATCAATAATTAACGCATAAGCAATTTCTGGCCAACCGTTTGTGCGAACATGGAAATCTGCAAAGGATTCAATTCTAGATCCACCTGCTGATAACTTAGTTAATGAATGATGCCATACACGAGTTGTAATAGAAGCCACACCATTTTTTCGTTTTGCATATCCGCTCTTATGAACTAACTTACCTCGTTTATCAACTAGCTGTGGTAACTTTTGAAATGCGTACATTTTCATCTTCCTCTCGAATTTTTTATATAAAAAAGCCACTGCATAAACAGTGACTTATTTATCCATCCTTTCACGAATATCTTGAATCTCTTCTTGCATTCCACTGACACTTTGTTCAATCTGCTTTAGCGTATCAGTCGTGCGCTCGACATGACTCATGAGCCTATCTTCACGTTCTTTTGATTCTTTAATTGTTTTAAAGAAAAGCCAAATAAACAACGCCGCATAAGGACCTTGTTGAGCAATTGTATTTAATACTGGATCCATTCTTCCCCACCCTTTTATAAAATAAAAAAGAGCCTAAGCCCTCTTATTTCTCTATTTAGACATAAAAAATAACGATGCATCAGCACCGTTTATCGTTGAATATTATTTAGTTTAGTAAAATACGTGACCATCCGAATAACGAAATCCAAAGAGGAATGCTAAGTAAGATTCCCCATAGTAACCCCTTAAACACATTACCTTGTTCAATAATCATGTTATTCCTCCATTTTTATGAATTGTTTTATGAAAGCGTTATCATTTGTTATACATTTCTCTTTCTACTCTCATAAACCCTTTTTTTATCCATAAAAAATAACGCCCTAAGCGTTTGAGTTACACTAAAATACAACCCTCATATTCGGGTAAGGATTTTACCAGTTCATAGGCTTTGTTAATAATTTGAGACAACAAAATACCTTCATTTTCAATAAAGAACTGATGCTTTCTTGTTGCTAAAGGGTTCATCCCCTCTTCTTTCGATGTTTGATTGGTATAAATAAAGACCGTACACTCAAGTAAAGACGTCTCGTTATTATTTCCACTTAATGTGTAGGATTCAATGGAATGATATGCATCTTGGATGGTAAGACCAACTCCCGACAGCTCAATAGGTCCTTGTAAAGCCATATACATTCTCCTTTCACGATTTGGTTATAGTCATATACGTATCAGTTGTATTTTCTTCGATCGTCACAGCGTCAGGTGAAATGATATAAATTTCTACTTGATCGTAGGCATTTAATTTAACAGGAACTACTCCTCCGCCTAGAAAAGCTCCAGATCCTGAACCTATGCGTGCCTCTGCAGTTCCATTTACATAAAGCATCAAAGAGCGTTCTTGGTTAGAAGGAGTGGTTAATCTAACATGTGCTCGCACATTATACACACCTGCTTGTTTAGGTATAAATTTATAGATGTTTGTATCGTACTCTTCTCTGAAGTCATTAAGTCTGTTGTTAAAAATCACTTTATTTGTTCCAGAGGCTACCTGTTGCGCCCCTTGTCTTTTAGCTCTAACAAACGTAATGTCCTCTAAGGCATCCGTTAAAATACCATTGGGCAAAGTTGGAATAAGTGGTTCATCAGAATACCACGCATAGTACGCACCAATTTCATTTGATACAACATGGTAAGGGTTAAAGAAAATCTGGTCAAAAGCATTGTTAATCTTCATATAAAATTCAATTCGTGTTGCTTCTGCATCATTTTGTATAGTTACAGCTTTGATTTGATCTGGAGAGATATTCGCATGATCTTTAATCTTTAACTGGATGATAGGAGGTGTTCCCATTACGCCTTGTTGCTTTACACGTAGAAATAAATGTCCTCTCTGTGAGGTGTTATATCCACTATTTCCAGACATAAACACTGATCGAGCAAGAACGTATTTATATTGTTGCGTTAGATGAACAACACCTATTTTCGCCCAGTAATATTGTGTGTCTGCTTTAGATTCAACCGTTTGAAAACCTGCTGTTTTTGTGTAAAAAGAATGAGCGTCTTTATCATCAAGATGTTCAGCGTTTAAAGCAGGATATCCATTTATGAAGGGTATCCCTTCGTTGTGCACAGACATCTAACTCACTCCTTTCGTATGAGTAATCCAGTCTGAAAACATCTTAGATGTAATTGGATTCTCAGGTGAAAAAGCATCTGCTGCATTCATGGCAGCACGCCACCAAAAGAAACCTACGAACCAACTTAACTGACTCGTCCATATTCTAAAAATGGAATCTACATAAATAGCTTGATGTTGATAATTAATAGTCGTACTCACGTTAAAATTGCCTGGATCTTGGGGAGAGCCTTCATAAATCGTACATCCGATTTCTGTAAAGAGCACTGGCTTGTTAACAGTCTTTTGCCAAGTAGTTAATTTACGGATATAATCTTGCCCCTCTGAACTTTTCGTCCATGCAGCTCCCACTGTAGAAATGGTAGGAGTGACATCAGATAAAGTAAGTTTGAAATATACATCTAGTCCTGCATAATCTAATAGTCCCCAGAAAGGAACAAGTAAATATTCTTCATCATCTTTACTACTCATCGCAGTAGCTGCATAGGTAAGCTTACTCTGAAAAGTGTCTCGAATCGCTTGAATCACAGTTGTCCAATTCGATTGATAAGTAGGCTTGGTCATGCTTTTCAATTCGGTACCTATGCAAAGCAACTCCACATTTTCTTCTTCAGCTATTTGTGCATAATGCAGAATGAATTGCTGATATGAATTGAACCAAGCTGTTTTATCTGTTGGATTGATTTCTCCACGCCATGTACCATCATTACAGTCTACATGAGGCTTTAACATCACTTTTAATCCTCTAGCTTTCGCCTGTTGAATAATGTAGCGTACATCAGCATCTGGAACGCTTTTTGTATCGCTTGCTTGAATAACTGAAGAGGTTTTATTATCCATAAACCATGTAACAACAACAGCTATGCTATCCATTGAAATATTGGACATGAAATTTAAAAGGTCTAATGCTCGTTGGCTTTGATATTGACCAGGCACAATAGACGTCATATTAGCTCCATTAAATTCGAAGCCATTTGCTTCTACTACCTCTCCATTTAAAAGTTTCCTTGTTTTATCTGACAGCTTATTGTAGTCACTTGAAATTCTATCCCCCACTAAGTTGTGGACATTACCCTCACTGTCTATACGGGCATCGACCACTTCACTAGGTTGAGGAGCTTCTTGGATAAGCAAATTTACTCGTTGCTTTTGCAACTCTGTTTGTTGATTCACTTC